CTGGTTTAATTTCCCCACCAAACGATTCGAGAAGCCATGAAAACGACTGAGAAGCCCTCAGAAGGTCACCAAACGGGCACAGAAGCCCTCAATAGCCCTCAATCGGTTTTGGGTAGGGACGCAGACCTACAAATCCCGCTAATCGGTGTACAAACCCCGCGAATTCACACGCCATTGAACGATTTACCTTCACGCGGGGGTGAATTAATCGACTTGGCGACCAGTTTGAAGATCGATCTCATGGAATGGCAGAAATTCGCGCTTATCCACACCCACAAGGTCAAACCCGACGGACGCTGGGCTTCACCCGTCAACACGATCGTGGTTGCCCGTCAGAATGGCAAATCGTTTTTGCAGCTGATCAGAATCCTGGGCGGTCTTTTCCTATGGGACGAAAATCTGCAAATCGGTTCAGCCCACCGCCTTTCCACATCACTGGAACAGTTCAGGGCAATGGTTCAGATCATTGAAGGCAATGACAACCTAGCAAAACAGGTCAAGAAGATTCGCTGGCAACACGGTGGCGAGGAAATCGAAACCATGACAGGCAACAGGTTCATTGTGCGTGCGGGCGGTTCGGCTGCCCGTGGTGTTTCCCGACCTTCAACGATTCACCTGGACGAATTGCGCGAAATGAATGACATTGAGAGTTTTGCGTCGCTTCGCTATACGCTCATGGCTGCACAAAATCCAATGGTCATGGCGTACACAAACGCGGGTGATTCTTCCAGCGTTGTATTGAACCAGTTTCGTGAACGGGCATTGGCAAGCATTGCAGGCGTCGAGGACGACATTGGGTATTTTGAATGGTCAGCACCGACCGACGAAATCAGCGTGGAAAACGCACGGCACGCCAATCCGTCAATGGGCACACTGATTCACGCGGACAACGTTCGAAGCGTTTTGAACGACCCCGCTGACGTGGTTATGACTGAGGTATTGTGCCGCTGGGTTGTGGCAATCAACAGTGCCGTCGATTCCGCTTCATGGGGTAACTGCCTGGACAAAGCAGCTGACCTGGACATTGACAAACTCACCTGGTTGGCAATCGACCTTTCACCCGATAGACGCCATGCCAGTTTGGTAGGCGCTCAGAAAATCGGTGGAGAACAATTTGTTGTGAAGTTACTGCACACCTGGCAAAACGATCTTCAATTGGACGATAAGGCAATTGCCAATGATTTGGCAGATTACGCCCGAAAGTATCCAACCGAATACGTCCTTTACAGTCGAAAGACCAGTGCAGCCGTAGCCGCCCGCCTTGCACCCGCTGGCATTCCAATTTTCGACATGGACGGGGTCTACCCGCAGGCGTGCGACGAAATGCTCAGCGCAATTAACTCAGGGCGTTTGAAGCACCGTGGTCAGAGTCAATTGTCCGAAGAAGTTTTGGCAGCGGTTCAATTGCGTCGTGGTGACGGTGGCTGGGTTATCGGTCGCAGGGCTTCTCAGTCGGTCGTTTGCGGTGCAGTGGCAGTCGCGCTTGCGACACACTTCGCGACACGCCCAGAGAATGATCTTGACATCATGGTTGGTTGATCGTATAAGCCTGACACAATTCGGGCATGGGATTTTTCGATCTATTCACGCCAAAGGTTACGGCTGCCGTTCCAGTCGAAGCCACCAACGTGGACGCAGCTGCTATTGCGCCGTATTACAGTGAAGTAGGAAATCTATTCCTATTTGGCGGCGTGATAACGGCTTCGCGTGCCGAAGCAATGAGCGTGCCTACATGCGCCCGCGCGTTGGGAATCATTCAGACAATTGCGTCACTGCCAATGCACACACGCAATGAAGCAACAGGCGAAAAGGTTTCACAACCGCGCGTGATCAATCAACCTGACCCACGAATCCCAGGCGCAACGTTTTGGTCATGGATTATTTCAGATTTATTTTTCTTTCCTTCCGCGTATGCGTACGTTATGGACAGATACGCAGACACAGGGAAAATTCGTGCAATGGAACGCGTTGCACCTGAGCGTGTAACCATTCAAACCAATGGCATGGGTTATGAAATTGTTTCGTATCAGATCGACGGTTCATACGTTGACCCAGCCAACCTGGTTGTTTTCCAGGGTACGCAAGAAGGTTTGCTATCTCGCGCAGGTCGTACGATCAAGGCTGCGGCTGCACTCGAACGCGCTGCAATGAATTTCGCCGTTGAACCAATCCCACAAATGGTTTTGAAATCCAATGGCACATCACTGCCAGCAGATCGCGTTTCAAAGTTACTGAGCGCATGGCGCACCGCGCGTGCAAACAAATCGACTGCATTTTTGAATGCTGACGTAACACTTGAAACATTGGGCTATGACCCAAAGAATTTGCAGCTGAACGAAGCCCGCAATTACGTTGCGCTTGAATTATCACGCGCTTGCGGTTTACCCGCTTACTTCACAGATTCGCAACAGTCGTCATTTACTTATTCAAACGCGCTAGATAAGCGTCGCGACCTGGTTGATTTTGCATTCCGCAATTTCATGTCAATCATTGAACAACGCTTGTCATTTGCTGATTTTACACCAGCAGGCAATCGCGTTTCATTTGACCTAGATGATTTCTTGCGTGGCAACCCTTATGAGCGCGCGCAGGTTTATGAAATCTTGAATCGTATCGGCGCAATGTCGATCGACGAAATACGCGAGGAAGAAGACATGCTGCTATGAAAAAAGTGATTACACCAATGCAAATCACCGCTGCGGATTCAAACAGTCGCACAATCTCAGGGCGCATTGTTACCTTTGAGGAAACTGGCAACGCTTCAATTGGAAAAGTCCAATTCGCTGCTGGTTCAATCGAACCAACTGCCGTTTTGCTTAACCTTGAACATGACCGTACACGTCGAATCGGTAAAACACTTTCAATCGAATCAAGCGAAAAGGGAATTGACGCGACTTTCAAAATTGCTGAGACAACCGCAGGCAATGACGCATTGGTTGAAGCACAAGAAGGTTTGCGCGACGGATTCAGCGTTGAAGTTTCATTTGACGAATACGAAACACTAAAAGACGGCACAGTCCGCATTCTTATGGGTGAATTGACAGGCGTTGCTCTAACTAGCGAACCCGCCATTCGATCAGCACGCGTCGAATCAGTCGCTGCAACTGAAGAAGAAATTTCAGATTCGACAATCGAACCTGAAGCACCACAACCAACAGAAGGAGAAGACGAAGTGGAAGACACCGTCAAAGACGCTGCAACCGCCGAAACGGTTGAAGCCGCCCAGTCAATCACCGCAACTGCAAACGCAGTTGGTGGTTGGAAAGCAACACCACGCATTGAAATCACTGCTGCGAAGTACCTAGAAAATAAGGTTCTTGCTGCAACAGGTGATGAGACTGCGCGCCAATACGTTTTGGCAGCTGACAACACAACAGACAATGCTGGACTTGTTCCAACACGTCAGTTGTCTGAAGTTATCAACGGACTATCAACAACAATTCGCCCAAGCATTGACGCGATTTCTCGCGGTACATTGCCTGACGCTGGAATGACTTTTGAGATTCCAAAGATCACTGCTGCACCAACAGTTGCAATTGCTGCTGAAGATGCAATTTTCTCAGACACAGATCAAAATTCTGCATTCCTATCAGTGGACGTGAAGAAATTTGCTGGGCAACAAAAATTCTCAGTTGAATTGCTGACCCGCACTTCGCCCCTCTTTTATGATGAGTTACTCAGAAACATGGTGGCAGCCATGGCGAAGGCGCAAGACGCTTACGCAAACGCACAGTTAGTTGCAGGCGCAACTGCTGACGCAACAGGAATCACAACATACCCAACGGCTGCTGAGTTGCTTGGTGTAATCGCACGCGGTTCAGCAAGCGTTTATGCTGCAACTGCTGGTCTTGCAAATCCATTTGCACGCAACATTTTGGTAAACACATCACAGTGGTCAAACCTAATGTCATTGAACGATTCAGGTCGTCCAATCTACAACGAAGTAACAAACCCAATGAATCAGCCAGGACTTGCAACACCTGGTTCACTTCGTGGACGCGTTGCTGGTCTTGACCTTTACGTCACTGCAAACACTGCTGCGACAACAGACACAGATGATTCAATCATGATCATCAACCCTGACGCATACACATGGTACGAGGGAACTTCATACCAGTTGCGCGCAGAGTCAACTGCTGACGGTTCAATCACCGTTGGTGTTTATTCATTCGGTGCAGTTGCGACAAAGATCGCAGCAGGCGCATTTGGTGTGAATAAGTCGTAATAGACAAAAACTAATCATGCGGCGGGTTCTCCCGATCTCGCCGCAGCCGATCGAAAGGAAACGGACATGCCAGCCATTGTCACTGCGAGTCAATTGCGTACGGTGCTTGGCGTGTCCGTTTCACTTTATTCAGACAGTTACCTGGACGAAATCATCAACACTGCCGAAGCCGTCATTTTGCCCATGTTGGTTGCAAACACTTCAGCAATTCAGTCATACAAACTTGAATCAAACGTCGCGTATTTCTACACAGAGCGAAATCACCATTTTGTCGCAGGTCAGTCAGTCATTGTGACTGGCTTGCCAGCACCATTTACCGCAACACACACAGTCGTTACCGCAACGCCTTATTCATTCACCGCTGCATTGACTTCATCAAATGTCACATTGCGCGAGATCATTCCGATGGGCACGGCAACACTTCAGGGCTATTCCGCAGCTGATCTATACGCAACCAGCGCACCAATTGAATCTGCGATTCTTGCCGTTTCAGTCGAAGTCTTCCAGTCACGCGTTGCCGCAGGTGGACAGATCGAAGGCGTGGATTTTGCTTCAACGCCGTACCGCATGGGGCGCAGCCTGACCAATCGTGTTTCGACCTTGCTTATGCCTTACTTAGACGTTGAAACGGTTGTGCAATAAGTGCCAGCCAATGCGGTTTCCGATACACGCGCAGCCTTAGCCAACGCCTTCAGCGCGTTATCTGCGAACGTGTACCCGAGCGTTCCTGAATCGCCAATTCCGCCCGCCATTGTGATCGTGCCTGATTCGCCTTACATGGAAGTTGTTTTGATAGGCAAGGCGTCAACAAAGGTCAAAATCAATTTTGCAATCACCGCCATTGTTGCTTCCAATAGCAACGCAGGGTCATTAGATAACCTGGAAAAACTCATCATAGGAATTCTCGCGGCAATGCCCGCGGGATACGTTGTTGGCGTTATTGAAAAGCCGACAGTATTGGAAGTAGGACAAAGTCCAATGCTGGTTGCTGACATAAACGTTTCGACGTACTACACACAAACTAACTAAAAGGAGATAACGTGCCAACAACGATCATCACGGGTCGCGATTTAGTGTTGACGATCGCGACCGTTAACTACGACGCGCAGGCGACCAGCGCAACACTTGCGAATTCACCAACCGTCGAGACATACCAAACACTAGACGGCAAGGCTTACAAGCACATTGACGACCAGTGGACATTCGACGTTTCAATGCTTGCTGACTGGGGCGCGACTGGTTCATTGTGCGAAGCACTATGGTCAGCATGCGAATCAGCACCAAACACAACATTGGCGGTTTCATTGACTGCCGTGACTGGTGCAGTGTTCGCATTCAACGTCATGCCAGTATTTCCAGCAGTCGGCGGGGCAGCACCTGACGCGCAGACCGTTGACCTATCATTCATTGTGGTGGGAACACCTACTGAAACTTTCAGTTAAAAACTAACAATCGGGAGACAAAATGAAGTTACCAATAACAATTGAATACAACAATGGCGACCAAATCACCTACACGGCGGCACCGCCTGAATGGGTGAAATGGGAAAAAAGCACTGGGAACACCATTAGCCAGGCACAGGAAAAAATCGGAATTTCCGATCTTGTATTCCTTGCCTATCACGCCATGAAGCGAGAAGCAGCTGGGAAACCAGTCAAGCCAATCGAAGCATGGACGGAAACCATTTCCGAAGTGATCGTCGGTGAAGCAAACCCAAAAGCCACCCAGTCGGAAGCCTAAGTCGAATCGTTTGGGAGATAGCCCTGGCAACGGGGTTATCCCCAAATGAGTTTGAAAGTGCCGAAGACATTTTGACGATACTGGAGATTTTGGAAAGGCGGAAAAATGGCAACTGAAGCGATTAGTTATGACAAAGCCGAATTGCGCGCCATTCTCAAATCCTTCAAAGCAATGGACGAAGAAGCAACTCAACAAGCAAAAAAGCAAACTTCCGAATTGGCTGAGTACGTCCGCACAAAGATCATTGCCACGGCTAACCAATCGACCAACCGAGTTGCACCCAAAATCGCCCAGGGTTCAAAGGTTTCGAAGTCGTCTAAGATCGGTGAAATTTCATTTGGTTTTGCTGCCCAAAAGTTAAGCGGTGGCGGTACAACGCAACAGGTTTGGGGCGGTTACGAATTCGGTTCAAATCGTTTCAAGCAATTTCCAGTGTGGTCAGGTCGTGAAGGTCGCGGGTCACGCGGTTGGTTTATTTATCCAACCTTGCGCAGCGCCCAACCTGAAATCATCAAAAAGTGGGAAGAAGCATTCTCAACGATCGTTAGGAAGTATGACTAATGGCTGGCAGTCGCACCCTTAAACTTTCGATTCTTGGTGACGTCGATAATCTTAACAAATCGCTAAAAACGGCTTCAGGCGACGTTGACACATTTGGCGACAAGGTTGGCAAGGCAGGTTTAGCAATCGGCAAGGCGTTTGCCGCAGCTGCTGCCGCTGCTGGTGCTGCTGCAATTGCAATCGGTATCGAGGGCGTGAAGGCTGCGATAGCCGACGAAAAGGCACAGACACAATTGGCATTGGCGTTGGAAAATGCCACAGGTGCAACGACTGCCCAAATTGCTGCGACTGAACAATCAATCCTTCAAATGTCACTTGCCACTGGTGTGGCTGACGACGAATTGCGTCCAGCACTTGGTCGCCTGGTTAGATCGACGGGCGACATCACAAAGGCGCAAGATTTACTTTCAACCGCATTAGACATCAGCGCGGCAACAGGCAAACCAGTCGAAGCAATTGCAAACTCTCTTGCCAAAGCGTATGACGGCAACACCACTGCCCTGGGTAAATTGGGCGTTGGTTTATCTACTGCCGAATTGAAAACAATGTCATTCGAGCAGGTACAAGGTCGCCTTTCAGAATTGTTTGGTGGCGCAGCCGCTGCCAATGCCGAAACATACGCAGGCAAGATCGCACGCGTGCAGGTCGCATTCGACGAAGCCAAAGAAACCCTGGGCACTGCGTTGCTTCCAATCCTTGACAAATTCTTGCAATTCATCAACGAAAACGCATTGCCAGCAATCACTGCATTTTCAGACGCCTTCAGTCTTACCAAAGGCGATGGTCTAGGTAATGTCCTGACCAATGTTGCTGCGACCATTAAGAAAACCGTTCAACCAATCTTCGAAGGCGTGAAGTCGGTATTCGATAGCGTCAAAACAGCGGTTATGAATAGCAAAGACGAATTTTCAGCATTTTGGGACGTGGTCAAATTCATTGCACCATTGATCGGTAAAGCAATTGGCGGTGCATTGAAAGTCGTGGGCGACATTGCAGAAATACTGATTACAGTATTTGCAAAGGTTTTGAGCGCGATCAAGCCATTGATCAACACTGCCATTGACGGAATCAATTTGGTCATTCGCGGCTTGAATTTGATTCGCCCTGGACAGGACATTCAATACATCAAGAAAATTGGTGAAACCACGGGTGCTGGCGGTTTCAGCGGCACAATGCCTGACGGAACCGCATTTTCAACTGGCGGGGCAGTCCGTGATCAAACCCCTGAAGAAAAAGCAATTTTGGCTGCAAGCGTTGCAGCGTCACAGAGAGACGCCAAAGTCATCATTGCTGGCCAGGCGCAAGGTTTAACCGCTGCCCAAGCATTAGCAGCTGCGGCTGCGGCTTCATCATCAAACGTTGTTTCAAGCAACTTTAACCCTGGCACATTCCGCGCGGGCGAAGCGGCAACCAGCGGCACAACAATCAACGTGACAGTGACTGGTGCAGTCGATAAGGAAGGCACTGCCCGCACAATCGTTGAAACCTTGAATTCGAGTTACTACCGCGGAACAGGTGGCGCAGGCGCGCTGGTGGCGGTTTAACATGACGCAGTGGTCACCCATTTGGAAGGTCACAATCGACGGCACGGATTACGCCGACGCGGTTTTGGCTAACCTGACCATTCGCAGCGGTCGAACAAACATCTATGAACAGGCGCAAGCGGGATACACCAACATTCAATTGATCGACGTCAATCAAACCGCGTTGCCCGTTGAAATCAATTCAACTATTTCCGTGCAGGTCAAAGACACTTCAGGCGCATTTGTGCCAATCTTCGGTGGCAATGTTGTGGACATTGGTTTGGAAGTTCGTGACGTAGGGTCGACCATGTTTACACAAACCTATTCGATCACGGCATTGGGCGCGCTAGCGCGTTTGCCAAAGTCATTGACCAACGGCGTACTTTCAAAGGAATTTGACGGCGATCAAATTTATGAAATTTTAAGCGCAGTTTTGTTCAATACCTGGGCGCAGGTTGCACCGTCGGTGACGTGGGCTGGATACACACCAGCAGGTACAACGTGGGCAACGGCTGAAAACAACGGTTTGGGTGAAATCGATCGTCCAGGCAATTACGAATTAGCAGCACGATCAAGCGAACGAATCGACGTTTATTCATTGGTTTCAGCATTGGCGACTTCGGGACTTGGTTATTTGTACGAATCTCCAACAGGGGCGATCGGGTATGCAGATAGTACGCACCGAACCAATTATTTAGCTGCAAACGGTTATGTTGACCTTGACGCCAACCATGCCCGCGCCGCTGGATTACGCATTGAAACCCGTGTGGGTGACGTCCGCAATTCGTTGACAATCAAATACGGCGCAACCAGCAGCAGCGAACGATCTGCCAGCGACGCGGCTTCAATTGCCCAATACGGCACGCTTGCCCAAATCATCACTACTACGCTTCACAATGCAGCTGACGCAACCGACCAGGCAAATTTCTATTTGTCGCTTCGTGCCCAACCACAACCAATTTTTAGTGAAATAACATTTGATCTGACAAACCCTGAAATTGACAATTCAGACCGTGACAACCTTTTAGGAATTTTTATGGGCGAAGCCATTGCCCTGAACAATCTGCCCTTAAACATGGCGTCAGGTACATTCCAGGGATTCGTCGAGGGCTGGTCATTTCAAGCCGCTTACAATCGTTTGACCATTACGTTGTTGTTGTCCCCATTGGCTT